GTGAGAAGCAAAGTTCCAGTGAGAGCTGGCAAGAAGCCAGTTTCGTAGGAATACATGGAGCCAGTTGTTCCAAATGCCCGACCAACTGTTCCTGCTGAAATGTTAGTTGTGAAGTTGATGACTGCACCGCCAGAAGTCGCGCTCACCTGGTAGCTGACGCCAGGCACAGAGTTTCTAACAAAGTAAACGGTATTTGCTGTGAGCCCTGCACCGCCTGTGATGGCTGAAAAGACAATTGGATCATTGTCCACATAGGTATGACCAGTATCTGTGATGACATCCGTTCCAGCGTCACCTGTTACTGAGTTTGATGCCCATGTAGGTGTGGCGTTTGCATTGAACACGAAATACTTGTGAGTGGCTGCAACGCCATTGTGAACGTACAAAAGACCGTTTGTACGATCTAGTGCAGATCCAACAGAGGCCACGTTTTGGCTGTTTGCGGCTGTGTGATTCACACCAAGGAAGCTAGGGTTTTGAAGAAAGTAGGTGGCCTTTTGGTTGTTGCCGTTTGCATAGCCAAAGGTCGGAAATCCGATAGGAACAAAGTCAGCGAGATCCACGTTGTTCACACAGAAAGTTCCACCATTGATTGCAACAGATGCGGTTGAGCTCAAGAAAAGTTTCCAGCCAGTTGTTCCAGAGTCATAGGCTTTAAAAGAACGATAGGTATGCGTCGTTGCTGCGACATCTGGAATCGCAAACTGAATTCGTCCAACATACGCTGTGCTCATGTCGGTATAGTTGATTGAGTAGAGCGCTACCTGAACAAGGCCGTTTGTCTCTGCTCCAACAACAAAGATTCGACCGTTCGGGCTCATGTGAACAATCGTCGTTGGAACCACAGTTGAATCAGCCACGACGTCCAAAAACTTGTTCAGTGGTGGCCCAAGAACAGTCTTCCCGTTGATAGTTTTTGAAATGCAGCGCCCTTGAATCGTGGTTTTTGTTTGGTCATAGACCGAAACCACATCATCAGTCAGATCGGCTTCAATAAATTTCATATTTCTCTCCAAACATGGTCCACAAGGGACGCTGAAACGCAACTCTGTCCATCGGGAAGTTCACAAAGAAGCATTTGAGCGTTCACATCAAGGCCAATGACTCGATACTCCCAACCATCTGTTGGGTCGTATGGCATTTCTTGGCCAAGGCATTCGACAAAGTCACCGGGTTGAATATCTTTTGAAGAACCGTCTTTGATGATGAACACTTATCCCCCTGGAGTCGTGACCCATGTTTCAGAGTCGAGTCGATATTGAGTTCCAACTAAAGTGTAGGCAAAGCTTCGAGTGACTGTCACGCCAGGAAAGGTCGCGCTTGTATACTGGATCTGACTCACTCGTTCGTTTTTGTTTCCAAAATCAAGCCAAGTGTAGGCCGCCTGCAGGTCATGAGACGCAAGCACTTGGTTCTTTCTGTTGTTTACAAAAGTTCGCTCTGTGCCAGTTTCTGTGCCATCAACAGTTCCGGATGTCTTTGCATCCCCTAGGACGTTGACATCACCGTCAATAGTTATCGAACCGCCACCAATATCGACAGGGATTGGTGTGTCATTAACGACTGTAACGCGCCTTGCAGGTAAACCACTCCCAGCAGGGGCTTCGACTAGGGAAGCTCCATCCTTGTAGCTGAGTTGATCACCTTGAAGAACCAAAGAAATCCCCCGTTAAAATGCCAGGGCTTGAAACACGGGCAAGTATCCAAGCCCTGGCGTGTTCTAAGAACGCGACAATCTTAGAACTGAGCGAGTTTAAGAACAAGTTTAAGCTTACCAGCAGTCAATGCGGCAACTTTAATTTCCATCGCTAACACTTCATCTGGGGCAATAACAAGGCCATCAGCGGTCGAGGCTTGGTCAACAACTGTATTGATTAGAAGTCCGGCTGGCCCAACAGCTGCAATCAAAGCATCTGTGTCGCCGCCTTTAATACCGATTTCAACAGTTGCAGAGCCACCAGAAGTAACTGCTGCGTCCACTTTCAAGTAAGCCTTCTCAACAACCATGCGCTCTTTAATGAGAGCTAGGTCGTAAACGCCAACAGCTCCACCGTCAGCAGCGAAGTCATATTCTAACTCAATGTGTTCAGCTCCGTTGGAGAACACATAAATTGCTTCTTTGTATTTCTTTACTACAGGCATTATTTAGTCCCTTTCCTCTTCTTTATGATCTTATCATGCGTCCTGATCCAAGCGACATGCCTGGCACCGACAGCATAGATGGTGATGATTTCCAGTTGGCCTTTGATCTGAAGGATTTGATCCTTAAGCTCTTCAGGTGACGAGCCCACAAGGAACTCGATGTTCTGATATCCGTTTAAGTTCTCAAATCCTTCCAAGACCTACTCCCTTACGCTGTTACGGTGATGTGTTTCAAAGCACCTTGAATGCCTAGCTTTGCTCCACCAATTAGATCCGCAGACATAACCATGCCGAACTTTTTGTTAGAGTGAAGGTCAGACACTTTGAACTGAACGTCTTGCTTCATAACCCACAACAAGAAGTCAGGGTGGAACGCCAAAGCGTAGTCAGTGGCTCGTGAGTTGTCTTCAAGGATGTTGAATCCGAAGCGCTTCAAAGCAACTTGACCAGAGATTACTGGCGCGTCAGTAGCTCCAAACTCAGAAGAAGTAAGGGTCTGAGCATTCAAGATGTCAGTGTAGTAGCTTGGGTCTGCCAACAAGTACCAAGGCTTGTTCATCATCCACTTTGCTTGTGCAGCAAGCTTTCTGACGTTAGATACTTGAGAAGCATTGAAGTCAGTTACGCCAGTTACTGTGTGGTCAGGTGTAGCAGATGGAGCAACGAGGCTATACAGATAGTCGTTGATCTGCTTTGCAACTGCAAACACCAATGATTGACGGATCTCAGAGTCTTTAGCTCCAAGTTGGCTCATCAACATAACTGTGTCTTCGAACTCATAGGCAGCGATGAAGCGCTTATCAGCCTTAACTTTTACAGATGTTGCTTGTAGTGCTTCAGTATTGAAGCTGTCAGCGTCTACACCCACTGTGCGAATTTCGCCGTTTGGTGCGTTGATTTGAGAGACTGTTACTTCGTCTCCAAGTTGAGCGATTGATCCTTGGTAGTCTTTGTTGACCAAAGCACCAAGAAGCAAAGCCTCGCGAAGCTCTTGCATGAATACATCGGACCACGCTTTAACAACCATCTCTTGGATGTCAGCGGCTGAATACTGAGTGACTGCCATGTTATCTCCTGTTTTGCTTCAACGACTCGACATATTCTGAGAGCCGTTCTTTCTTTTGTTTTGGATCTAAACTCTTCCAAATTTCTTCAGTCATTTGCTGACCTGTGCCCGCAGCTGCCGTGTTTGGTAGCCTTGCCTTGCCTGGTTGAACAATTAACTCTGGGAAGTTAGCTTGGAACGCCTCAGCCGCTTTCTTTACCGAAGACGGATCTGGGGATCCTGTACTTGGGTCGATAACGATCTGACTCGTGTCGATCATGCTCCAGAACTTCTTAGGAACCTGACCTGGGAGCGCACTCATTAAAGCTTCAAACTTGGTTGACTCTTGGATCGTAGTTTCAATTTCTTTCAACTTTTGATCGCGCTCTTGGATTTCCTTCTCGCGGATCTCCAGGAGTTTTTTGTAGTCTTCCTTTGCTTTAAGCTCTGCCTCGATTCGCTCTTTCTCTGCAGCTTTTAACTTCTTGAGTTCTTCGTCCTTTGCAGCAAGTTCAGCATCACGTCTCTTCTTCTCTGCAACGACTTTCTTGTAGGTTTCATACGCTACAGTGTCTTTGCCTGAAGATGAGTCTGCCGACTCGATCGCATCAACATCGCCACTGGCTGATTGTTGTTGGCTCCCACTGGAAGCTGTGACTGTCTCGGACATTTTAGACTCCCCCTTTAATATTTATCAACTGTTACTTAAACACACGGTCTAGGATCTCACTAAACTTGTCTTGCAATACTGCTGTCAACTGTTTGATGTCTTGAAGTGAAAGATCTAGGAACCTACGCTTCGGGAGCTCAGGATTTCCTAAGGTATGGATAGCAGCCAATTTTTTGTTTCGATCACCAGTTGGCTGTATATCAATGGTTCCAGCGTCGGCTTTCTTCCTTGCATAACCACGAAGGGAGTTAAGCATCTGTCCAGTTTCAGTCAGATTGGACTTATTTGGTGATGTTTTATCCGACAAAAGGCCAAGCTCCTTCTTACGTGCTCGGCCTTTCTTCGTTGATGAGGCAAGTTCTGCCAGTGGTGTCTTAGGCGCCCCAGTCTGCTCTACTCCACTACCGAGCCTTGTTCTGCGCTGAATAATGTTTTTAAGTTCAATTGCAATAGGACCAAGGGTCTGCTGATTAATAAGCTCTTTCATTGAGGTATCAATAAGCTTTCTAAACTTCTCCATGTCCTCCGGGTAACCCACTAATCTCCAACCTTAAGACGCAGCTTGTCTTTTAGTTTCTTATAGTCCTTTTCATCGAGACCTTCGACCTGGACCTGTTCGGCGAACTCATCGACCTCTTCTTGTGCGCGCAGTACGGCCTCTGTGCGGGCTTCTCGTCTTGCTTCATCACGAAGTGGGTACTTGGCTAATATTGCGGACAATGTCTTTGGGTCGATACCAAGAAATCGCCTTGCCTTGGAAGGTTTTGGATCCCCACCATAACTTCCAATATTGTTCCCCTCAGCTTTTCCGGCCTCAGGATTCCCATCCCCATAACCTATTACCAGTTTGCCTCTTTGGTTCTTAACAATCTCCATATAGGCAAGCATGTCCCCAGACAGACGAAGATTAACCTGGTTTTTACTTTTCCCAGCTGCTTTAAAATCTACACTCTTTGTGTATGAGGTTGAGTATTTTGGAAAACTTCTGCCGTTCACATCTTTTCCAGAAAGAGTCCGCTGCCTGATATGGGATATGATCTCTGCGGCAATGGCATCCCGCTCCTCGGTGGAGTATCGCTCATCGAGTTCGACTTCAAACTTACTGTCCGGGTACTTCTTCGACATCGTTATCAGCCTCTAGTTGTTGTTCTTCGGGAGTCTCGACCACCTCAACAACGCTCGTCTTTTCTTCCTCTACCTCGGCCATAAGCGCGTCTATTTCATCTTCCTTCATTTCTGGATTGAGTGTCTTCAGGGCCCGCTTCTTGGTTGTGAGGCCCTCCTTAAGCTCCAAAAGAATGTCCTTCAAAAGCTCACTTCGTTTTGTCATTGGGAGTTGTTCTTGAAACTCGACTACAACCTCGGCCTGTGGGCTGAATGAAAGCGGAGTTTCGATCATGCGCTGGCTTTGCCAATAAGGGTGTAGGCTCTTAGTTACAAGCTGCCATAGCTCCTTTTCCGCCTTCATGAAGTGCTGGACTTGCTTCTGTCTGTCCTCAGAAGTATCCATTTCATCGATCATTTTTGAGATGCCAGAGATATCTGACTGACCAGCAAGCTGCCCAATGGTACCGGGCCTAATTCCTTTTGAGTGAAGCCAGGTAGAGAATAAGCTCATGATATGCTGATTCACCTCTGTGATATCCACGGATGGCTTTAGCATACCAATCTCTGGTTTGTTTTTTGATGCTGGGTCAGACTTGAAGGTCCAGAAGGCGTTCGGACTCATCCGAAGGTTCTGGTTGTCCACGTCGATACCATAAATGATTGAGAAAGATTGCATCATCACAGCAAAAGAAAGATCCGAGAACAATACTGGGATTACCTTAGTCATTCGAAGGACGTCTGTGTCCACAGGTGGCATAATGGAGTGATAACTACGGTTGATGTAAACGGCCGGAAGTTCTCCTACAGCATTTGATCCGTCTAAGTTATCAGTCTCGATTAGTACTTGCTCAACGACCTCACCACTTAATGTAACCGGAATGAAATCTGTATCCGTGTAGATGTATAGAAGGCTTGTTTCCTCGCCCTTCCACTTCATACGACCCATGTACTTTACCCAAACAGTGGGTCTCGTTGGGTCTACCTTGTCTTGTGAGAGCATGATGGAGCGATCAGAAGGCACAGCCCTAAGTTTTGGCATCATTTGATCCACAAAAGGCTCGACCGTAACCGTCTTGTGAAGATTAAAGAGCTCGTTCGCAATGTTCATCACTGGGTTAATTTGAAAACTGTCCTCGTACCAAGACAAAAGCTCCGCATCTTGTGGAGTACCGTTCTTGATATAGCGTTTTGGTGGTTTGGAATATATGGTTGAAAGCTTATCCACTACTCGTTTCAATATGTTGATTGGGGTGATTCGTGGCCGGATGGCCGCATAGCTTTCCTGTGAAAAGGAGTTTTTGAAATCCTCCTCGATGTAGGGGAGTAGATTGCCCTCATAGATGTCGAAAAGTATTTGATTATGACCCAGGGTTGGAGCGGCTTTTTTGAACCCTTCAATTGCAAAGTCGATAAGATCTTGATTAATAGCCACCTAACCCCCTTAAAGTTGTATCATGCTCGATCGTGCCACTTGTCTCGTGTGAAGCCAATCCCAGTACACTCCATACGATACAGCATCAGCCTTATGGCCCAAGTTGTTTTTGTCACTCGGGAATCGTCCTTCAAGAACCTGGGAGCTGAAATCACGGATCGTTTCGCCCATTGAAGGGTCAAACTCAACCTTGTGCGACCCCTGTGCCGATTGTAAGTATGAATTCATATGTTGCACTCTGTCAACGATAGGCGGATTGGCTCCAGGGACTTCCATGGAGAACTGAAACCCGTTCTGGTTAAGAAGTTCCTTAATGTAAAAGTAGTCTGCAAAGCCAGTGGTTGAGCTACGGTTGTTACCAGAAGCATCGCCACGGATTTTCAACTGTAGCTTGTCTTTCTTGTCCTTAAAGTCTTCACAGAATTGCCGTACGGTCGCGAGCGTGGAGCTATTCCTAAACGAATACTCGCGCTTAAATCGGTACATGTCTGGGTATCGCTGACCTAGGACCAGTGTGGTTGGGTTGACGTTGAAGTCAAAATGCAAGATTAAGGGCATCTCAATGTTGATTTCAGGCTGCTTTTTTATGTGAATCGTCTCATTGAACGTATAATAGGCCAATCCCTCGTAGGACTCCCAGCTCGCTTCGTATTCCTGCTTAAAGGACTTTTCATCCATTTCGGCACGGGCGGATTGGATTTCCTGCTGATCAATCGATGGGTTGTCCAGCGTGTACCAGTGATGGTAGGACCACTCAGGGTTCTTCATGATTTGAAGATAGAAGTCATACGCCTGGGTGCCCTTGCCGTTTGGTGTAGTCGCGCAGATTGCCCCACCCTTAAGATCTGACAATGCGGGTCGCACGGCTCGCCATACGTTATTAAGATCGGTATCAAAGAACGCCAGCTCATCTAGGTAGGCACGAAACACCTTGTGACCACGGATACGTCTGATCTTTTCAGCACCGATGACATACACGTTACGCCCACCAACGAATTGGAATACCTGGCGGCTAATCAAGTCTCTGAAACGCCACTTGTTTTCGTAAAACCTTTGCTCAAGCCTCTCCCAAACAATTTCCTTGGCAGTCTGGTTTGTCGGCCCAATGTAAAAGATATCCGACCGTGGCGGCATTTGTGAAACGGCCCGCGACACATCGTTAATCATCAACTCAGTTTTACCGCCCCGCCTACCAGCCAGAAGGAACTTAAACCTAGCCGGGTCGTGGTACGCAGCTATCTGTTTGTGATGTTTGCGGAAACTAGAATCTGAAGTGCGCTGGGTCTGTGTGTTCAAGCGTGCCCTCTTCCACTATGACCTGTTCACTTTGCCCCAAGTATTGCTTACCCAACCAGATCAGCATGGCATTATTGTCTTTGTCGTTCATAGCAGCTTGAAATTGTCTTCTCCTAAGAGAAATCATGCCTCCGCGCCGTTTTTGTTCCGAATAAGTTGCAAAATTGACACCGCGCTCCCTCTTGCATGCCCGCCATAGAGTTGTGCGTTCGATGCCCAGGAAGGCTGAGATTTCCTTATCAGTGGCTTGTATGAAGAGAAGTTTGTCTATCGTGTCCCAGTCGATCTTGATTAGTTTACGACCGGCACCGTTTGGATTTCTTTTTGTTTTCTCTGGCATAGCAGTCCCCCCTGGAGCTTGCAATGGGCCTCACTGAGATCCCACTTAAAGCCAGCATCGGCAAGGGGGCGCTAAAAATCAAGTGTTACTTCTTTGGTGGCTTTTTGCCGCCAGCTTTCTTCTTCATCTTTGGCATAACTTATCTCCTTTCACACTCCCAGATTGGTCTAGCTTTAGTACATTCTGCAAGTGCTTTGTGAGTTTCGATTTCGGCAAAGAAGTAAAACAAAGCGATAAGCACGAGGCACGCAAAGCCGGTGCAGTAGACGAACGACTCGTTGCTGTTCATAGAACCCCCCCCAAGGAGTGATGAAAGCACTTAGCTTAGTAGAAATCTAGGCTTATCCGCCGCCACCAATGTGTTCGGTCTTGATGTTGCACGGGTGTCTTGGGACTTTCGCGACCCACTCTTTGCCATCATAGACTGCTGGGAAGTAGATCCAATTTTTAGACCATGCAGTAAACGGGACGCCCTCAATGGCACCCATGCCTGTATCAAACTTTCGTTTGAGTTCTTTAGAGTCAATATTGATGTAAAGGTCTTTGAAGTGGTCTTCATCGGCCAGAGCTTCTTTGATCAACTCTTCCCAGCTAAGAAAATCTTCGTCGTCTCTTACTTCTATTGTCCACGGGTCCACTATTTTCGCCGCCAGAAGATAGCCGCCCAAACAAGTCCACCAAGGGCAGCGGTTGTGACTAGGGTTAGGATTAGGAAGATCCATAATATTGTGGTCACTCGATTTCCTTTTGAAGCGCATCCCACAACTTTTTTTCAAGAACATGTCTCGCCCTTGTATAGGCAACAATGTCCTCATGGTTTCGCACGCGCGTCTTAACTTTCAATACTCCACGAAGCTGAGAAATTGCAGCTATTAGTTGCTCGCAATCGTCGTCTCTTATGTCTTTTTCTAAAATAACGGTTAGCGCGTTTATTCGGTCGCTCATTCGATTTCCTTCAAAAACTTTTCGATGCGAAGCCTTGCTTGTTGGCACTCTTCTACCATGTAAGACTCTGGTGCCTTAACCCTTGCGATACGATCCGCAAATTGCATGTAACATGCGTCTAGCGCCTCTTTCGCCGCCTTCAGTTCTTCGATTGCGGATTGGTAGGCGCTGAATTCAATTACTGGAACAACATCGTCGTTTCCTTCCATTTCATTGAAAGCCTCAAGCGCAGTTTCGTAACAACGCATGGGCATGGCGCATCGGTTTTCTAAGATCCAAAGCTGCCTTAGCTTGCTCACTTCATCCCCTTCTTCACTCGGTAAACTTCAGTTCATTCTCTTAACTAAGAACCTATGCCGTTGCCGTTGCCGTAGCCGTCGCCGTAGCCGTAGCCGTCGCCGTCGCCGCCGTTGCCGTAGCCGTAGCCGTCGCCGTCGCCGTTGCCGTATGTTGTTTGGTTTAAGTCAAACCCTATAACACGCTTTTCCACTCGTCCTCGCTACACGCTATCGTGGCCACCACAGTCAAATAGTCAAATTCAACCACGCCATAAGTTTTGTCTAAAATAGTTGTCTTTGTAGGACCACTTTTTGCGATTTCTCCAAGGCCCTTTGTGGTACCCCAAACCCCAATAACAGAAGCATCGAGCAATTTGCAGTCAGACCCGTTTCGTTCAAATCGTCCAACCATGACCCAACCACGTTGCAGGATTACTATTTTGATAGGGCCGTCAAATTGCGCTTTTGGTTCGGAATAATATGTCTCGCCGTTGACCGTTATTGTTTTCATTTGCTCCCTTTCTTAACTCGCTTCATCTGTACGACCGCGACCGCGACCACGACCGCGACCCCGACCCCGACCGCGACCACGACCG